TGGAGTCTCGCTGGTTCAATTATGAATGGAACATTTGAAGAAGACTATCCTCTTATGGACAAAAAGAAGTACATCTATGAGTCACCTGATGGTGGCAAAACTGTTACTCGAAGAGAACCTTTTAGTAGCAAGAGAGAAGTAATCCAAGGAGACTACTTCAAGGAAATACCTTGGAGTGAAGTTGAGGACAATAGAGACTCAGACCTTGATTGGATTGAAAAGAGTGGAGGATTTGAGTGGACGCCAGGTTCACCATGGCCACCAGAAGTTCCTGATGAGGAAGCAGATAGTGGTGACACATATACTGAGGCCTTTGATCATCTCATGGGTGATGATGGTTTCCATTCTCCACAGATAGAGATTGGTGCAGGGAATACTGCTAGTAAATCTGAAGACATAGAACACTCAGAGTATTGGTACGATTACACTCGCAATGATCCAGACATGCCAAATCCATTTGCTGTCGATCCTTTGGCAGATAATGATGATCAAATAGCACATCATATATCGAATGAGATAAATTTTGGCTACAATACAGTTCCGCCGTATATAACATCAACATTCAAGTACGAAGAAGATGCAATTCTTAAACAAGCTGAGGATTATATCGCCAAAACGTACAAATTGCACTATACTGGAGATAAAGGTAAGATACAAACCTTAGATCTTATAGAAAGTATTGGAGATGCGGAAGCATTTTGCCGATCCAATGCAATCAAATATCTTTCAAGATTTGGAAAGAAAGATGGTAAGAATGAAAAAGACATTCTAAAAGCCATTCACTATTGTACACTCCTACATCATTTCGCTTTCATTAATGACAACAACTAAAATACCGATGAAACTTTCAGATAGAACTATCAACTTACTTAAGAACTTTGCTTCTATCAATCAATCTATTTTGTTCAAGCAAGGTAATCAACTTCGCACTATAAGTGTTATGAAGAATATTCTTGCAGAGGCAAATATAGATGAAGATTTTCCACAAGACTTTGGAGTATATGATCTAAGTCAGTTCTTAAATTCACTTGGATTATTTCAAGAACCAGAACTAAATTTTACAGGTGAGAGTTTTGTAAACATCAAAGAAGGCAAACAGAGATCAAAGTATTTCTTTGCTGATCCTAGTGTTATAGTTTCTCCTCCTGAGAAATCAATCACACTTCCTTCTGTAGATGTAGAGTTCACACTTAGAAGTTCTCAACTTGACCGTTTACTTAAAGCTGCTGGTGTATATCACTTGACAGATCTATCTGTGATTGGAGATGGTAAAGAAATTAAGATGGTTGTATTAGATCGTAAGAATGATACATCTAATGATTTCTCTATTGTTGTTGGTGAAACTGACAAGAAGTTCTCTATGAATTTCAAGGTAGAGAACATCAAGATTGTGCCTGGCACATATGAAGTTAAGATCTCTCGTAAACTTTTGTCACAATTTAAGTCATCTGAATACGACTTGACTTACTATATAGCCCTAGAACCTGATATCACATGGGAGGACTAATTTTGTTTTTTGCATCTAATCCATCTGTCTACACTTTGCCTGGCACATGGGAACCACAACCAGAAGTGTTGTTTGATCCTACATTTCTCCTAGCATCAGCCGCATTTGTATTTGTTACCGCAGCAGTTATATCCACAGTAGCTATTAAACGCAAACGGAAACTTAATTAATGAATGAAAGAATTTGATTATGGCCTCGATTACAAGGCGCTTGACTTTTCAATTAAAGAAAATCGCAACCTTTATCGTATTGGAAGGGGAGAACAGGGAGTACTATTGGTTCGCCCTTATACTGACACTATTTGTGCTCATTGGAGATTTAGAACTCCAGATGAAGCCGTAAAATCATCTAACAAAATCTTTGCCATGTACCTAGACTATAGGGATGGTAAGGATTTTATTGGTATGGATATGTGTCGTAAATTTCTAGAGATGGGATTTACCAGAGCAAGAAGATATGCTAATCATAACTCAGGTAGAAAATATAAGAAAGGAACGAGAGAAATATTACCACAGGAAGAAGATTGTATGACAAGTAAGTATGCAGATTCGGCAAGGATATTTAAAAATGTCAGAGACATTGTTGCAAAATCTGATGATTATGTTACAATGAGAAAGGAATGGAGATTATCTGAATGAATATCTTTGTAACTGATCCATCACCAACTTTATCTGCACGTTGTTTGCCTGACAAACATGTAGTCAAAATGCCTCTAGAAACATGTCAAATGTTATCTATTGTGTGTTCTAAGAAATGGGGTCATGATTATGGTGACTTACACCGTATCAATGGTGAACCATACAAAACAGAGAAGGGTGCATTTCGCAATCATCCCTGTACAATCTGGGCAAATGCTTGTCTAGAAAATACATGGTGGTTACTTGCACATGGCCTTGCTTTATGTAATGAATATTCTTGGCGCTATGGTAAGATTCATAGTTGTGAGAAAACATTAGAAGAAGCAACAACTATTATTCCTTCCGCACCAGCACCATACCTACCAAAATCATTCACTTTCGCAGGGCCAGATGAGTTTAAATATGACACAAGCATTGACACTTTTACTGCTTACAAACGTTATATATCGAGCAAACCTTGGGCTGCATCTAATTATCTTCGTGACCCATCCAGAAAACCGCATTGGTTATGACTGAACTAATTGAAAAGAATGACCCACGTTACTTCTCACAAACAAGTAACGAATCATATGACAGGCATCACTATAAAATAGTTTACAAAGACCGTTCTATTGTGGTAGAATCATGGGATGAGGTTCAAGAGTGGTGGTGGAATAATAATCATCAACCATTATTTGATGCCCTTGTACACGTTATTGACAAACCAAAGACTAAGAAAAAGTCCAAAGGATTTTAATTATGAAAACAAAAGAAGAACTTGCAATTGAATTTGTAAAATACACCGTCAGCTTGATGGATGTTGATTCTCTTAGACAAATCGCTGAGATTAATTTACTTGCTAATCTAGATTCAGAATCTGATCTTGCAACATGGGAAGACTATGTGGCACAGATGAAGGGTTTACATAAAGCGGAAGATCTGTTAGAGTTAATCAAACCATCCATGATGCTGAAGGTAAGAGATGAGGGATGAATTTATTTGGGTAGAAAAGTATAGACCCAAAAGTATTGATGATTGTATTCTTCCAGAGGATACAAAGCAAACATTCAAAGAGTTTCTTAAGAAGGGAGAGATCCCTAATCTTTTGTTGTCAGGACCGCCTGGAATAGGAAAGACCACAGTTGCAAAAGCAATGTGTGAAGAGTTGGGTGTGGATTATTATGTTATTAATGGATCAGACGAAGGTAGATTTTTAGACACAGTTAGAAATCAAGCGAAGAACTTTGCTTCTACTGTATCTTTAATGGATGCGGATAAAAAACATAAGGTAATCATAATTGATGAGGCAGATAATACAACTCATGATGTTCAACTTTTACTCAGAGCAAATATAGAATCGTTCTATAAGAATTGTAGATTTATCTTTACATGTAACTTCAAGAATAGAATCATTGAACCACTTCATTCAAGATGTTCTGTTATTGAGTTTGGAATCTCAGGTAAAAACAAAGCTACTATCGCCGCACAGTTCTTTAAAAGATTAGTTTTTATTCTTGACCAAGAACGTATTGAAGCGGACAAGAAAGTAGTTGCTGAACTTATCAATAAACATTTTCCTGATTGGAGGAGAGTGTTAAATGAGTGTCAAAGACATTCAGTTAGTGGTAAGATTGATTCATCTATTCTTGCCAATTTTTCTGAGGTAAACATAAATGACCTCATCAAGAATCTCAAAGGGAAGAAGTTTCCAGAGGTTCGTAAATGGTGTGTCAATAATTTGGACAATGATCCCTCTGTATTGTTGCGTCGTATTTACGATGCTCTTTTTGAGTCTCTAGATGGTCCAAGTATTGCAGCTGCGGTATTGATAATTGCCAAGTATCAATATCAAATCGCTTTTGTGGCAGATCAGGAAATCAATCTCTTGGCATGTATGACTGAACTAATGGTGGAGTGTGAATTCAAATGACCAAATCAACTTTTGCTAAAACTAAAGCACAAATAAAATCCTCTAGATATTATCTTTTCTGGGGTGTAGCAACTATTGCTGTCGTTGTTGGACAAATCTATATCGGTAATGGATATCGTAGGATGGCGGATACTAATGATGCCATATCTGCTGATATTAATTTACTAGTAGAAGTTCTTACAGCACCTAGACCTAGAACTATGCCTGTTCCAGGCCCAAGGTATGAGCCAATGCTTAAACCTTCACCTGATGATTATAACATGCCCATTATACAATGATTCTAAGTGAAATTGATGCTGCTTATGCAGCAGACAAATTCATTAATTATTTCTCAAATACTGGAAGAATTGATGAATACCTTCGTAATGTAAAACTAGACAGAATCGCTGAACAACCAAATGATCTCTCAGCCTTCATGGAGGGTGCTGCAACTGAGGATGATCTGTTCAGTAGATTTGATATGCACCCTGCTGACATGAGAATCAAGATCTACCCTGCTGGAGAGTATGGTGGATTGACTAATGAGTTCTTTAATGAGAGATTGCAGATTACAATGTCTCATGCTTTTGAGAGTTCTATCCCAGGCAAATCACTTAAGTGGATTGTCAAAGAAGAGAACACAGGAAAGGTTATTGGGTTCATAAGGTTCGGTTCCCCTACTATTAACTCCAAACCAAGGAATGATTGGTTGGGTGATGTACCAGATTTGGGTCGGTTTAACCGCCATGCAATCATGGGATTCATCATTGTACCCACTCAACCGTTCGGTTTCAACTACCTTGGTGGTAAACTCTTAGCGATGTTGTGTTGTTCACATCAAGCAAGAGAACAACTCAATGCAAAATACAACTCAAACATTTGTTTGTTCGAGACTACATCTTTATATGGATCTACTAAGTCATCATCACAGTATGATGGACTCAAACCATATATGAGATACAAAGGCTTAACTGATAGTGACTTTACTCCTCTATTACATGACTCTATCTTCCAAGATCTAAACAAATGGTTTATGATAAGGAACAATGATAAGTGTTTAGTCAAGGAGGATGCTTCTAGTAGAAAACTAAAGATACAATCCAAGATGATTTCTGTTATCAAGAAGTCATTGATAGACGCAAATAAACTTGAATCATTCAACACTGCTATTAGATCTGCTAAAGATCTGACAGAACAAAAACGTTTCTACATGTCCACCTATGGTTTCAAGAATGCTAGAGAAGTTATCTTGGGAGAGCAAGATACTTTGGTTAAGGCTGAAAACTATGATAGGTTCTCTGTTAATCAGATTATTTCTTGGTGGAGAAAGAAAGCTTCTCGTCGCTACGAAACGCTCAGAGAAGACGGAAGACTAAGAACCAAGTTGGAAACTTGGAACAAAAACCCTGACGAGATTGATATCATACGATGAAAGAACTTAAAGATTGGCTTAACTCTGTAAATCTAACTAAAGAAGATATTACAGTGGATGATCCCTCTGCGATCAAAAAATATCCTGCCTTCATTGTGAACAAGTGCATGTCAGCGCACATTGATTGCATCATGTTTGCCAATGAAATGAACTTGAACCACCACATATCAAAGGATCTACAATATCACTTTTATCTAAATAGTCTTAGGAGAAAGAAAAGATACTCTCCTTGGCTCCGCAAAGATAAGATCAAAGATCTTGACGTTGTGAAACAATACTATGGTTATAGTAATGCAAAAGCAATCCAAGCATTGAAAATCTTAACTAAAGAGCAGTTGAACTACATTAAAAAACGCATTGACGTTGGAGGTACAGCATGAGTGGGTTTACAGAACCTGAGATTGCTTGGTCACAGGACCAGATGATTGAAGTTACTTTAAATGAACCAGATGATTTCTTGAAAGTAAGAGAGACGCTGACTCGTATCGGTGTGGCTTCAAGAAAAGAAAAAAAGATTTACCAATCGTGCCATATACTGCACAAGCAAGGAAGATATTATATCGTACACTTTAAAGAATTATTTGCATTAGATGGAAAGTCTGCTAATCTTTCTATCAATGATGTCCAACGTCGCAATAGAATCATCACTCTCCTATCAGATTGGGGATTGATTACTATTCTCAGATCAGAACAAATTGTAGATGTTGCTCCTCTAAATCAAATCAAAGTTCTCTCTTATAAAGATAAAGGAGACTGGACTCTTGAGACCAAATATAATATCGGTAAGAAGAAAAAGGTAGTTCAATCATCACAAAGTACCTTTGTAAAAGCAGACTAACGGTTATTACTAAGATACTAGAGGGTTTATACGACCCTCTTTTTTTATGTTTTATGGTTAAATAGTAATGTCGCCGCAAGGGACACAAACTAAACTCGCTTACTAAGGAGAACTATGAACACACTATCAAGGTATCACGCTGCCAATTTGCCTGATCTTATGGATAAGATCACCAAGAACTCAATTGGCATGGATGATTATTTAAACTCATTCTTTAATTTTGATACGACACAGAACTATCCACCATACAACCTGATCAACATAAACAATGTAGAATCTCGACTAGAGATCGCATTGGCAGGGTTCAGTAAAAAAGAGATTCATGTCTATACTGAATATGGTAAACTTATAGTCGAAGGAAACAAAGAGACTAAAGAAGACGCTGATTATGTCCATAAAGGGTTAGCTCAGAGAAACTTTTCAAGAGCTTGGACATTATCAGAAGATACTGAGGTCAGAGAAGTACTATTCAAAGACGGACTTCTTACTGTTAAACTAGGCAAAGTGATCCCAGAACACCACGCAAGGAAAGATTACCTGTAAAGAATGTTAAGATGTAGTATTTAATACCTATTTGTCAGGATCTCCGAACATAAATATTGTTACAGGAGGTTAAGAGAAATGTTTAACATTAAATTTACATTGGAACATCCATTAGTTCCAGAGTTCGATCCAGAAATTCACGATCCAGATGAGGTGTTTGCACTTCTCTGCTACCGAGGAATTCATTACGCCAAGTGGTGTAACATCAAGATCATCTTTCAATAATACACAGGGGGTTGACAAACCTCCTTTTTTATGTCATTAT